GTGTCGCAGCTGGCGCTGGCCGAGGCGACCGTCGGGTGGCTGCAGGGCAGGGGCGGGTACTCGCGTTCGACCCAGGGGGCCGGCGAGTCGTCGCGGAAGGCGCCGACGGGGACGCTGGAGGACCTGCGCGACCAGTGCGCGCGGGCGCACCGCCGGTACCGGTGGGCGACGGTATGAGACTCGTGGTCAGCAGCGACGTCACCGGCGCGATCGGCACCGGGAAGCACTCGCCGATCATGCGGCGGGCGTGCCTGAACGCCGAGGACACCACGACGCACGCAGCGCTGCTGGAGGTCCGCTCGACGTTGGGTCGGGTGCTGCAGCACCCGACCGGCTATTACGAATCGCGGGTGGTCGCGGACTACCGGAGCCGGCCGCCGTCGGTGCACGACAGCCGCGTCGTGTACGGGCCGTGGCTGGAGGGCATCGGGTCCCGGAACGCGACCACGCGTTTCAAGGGCTATCACACGTTCCGGCTGGTCGCGCAACGGCTGCAGGGGCGTGTGGTGACGATTACCGCGCCGGTGTTCGATCACGCCGTGGCGGAGTTGAACCGGTGACGATCACACCGCCGTGGGGGACGTTCGTCGACCCGCTGAACGACATCGTGGTGAAGGTCCGCGATCACGCCGAGTCGCTCGGCGTGTTCTCGCGGATCAACGGGCACGAACCGAAGCACGCGCCGGTCACCGGCCGATCGCCCGACATCACCTGCTCGGTGTGGATCGACGGGATCCGGCCGGCCCGGTCCGGGCTCTCCGCGACGTCAGCAACGCTCGACCTCAACGTGCGGCTCTACACGCTCATGACGCGGGAACCGCAGGACGCGATCGACCCGACGATGGTGGGTGCCTGCCACCGGCTGATGGCCGACTACGTGAACAGTTTCACGCTCGGCAGCCTCGCCCGCGGCGTCGACGTCCGCGCGATCGAGGGCAAGGCAATGACGATGCAGGCCGGTTACGTCGAGATGGACGGGAAGCTCTTTCGCACCATGACGATCGTGCTCCCGGTGACCGTCAACGATCTGTGGCCCGAGAACCCGTAGGAGGATCCGATGTCGAAACAGAACGGTCTCGGCGACGCGTTCTATGTGGATGAGTTCGACGTGACGGGCGATATCGGTGCGGTGCAACAGATTGCGTCGCCTCGCGGTGTGCTCCCGCTGACCGGAATCGACAAGTCCGCGTACGAGCGGGCGCACGCGCACAAGGACGGCGCGATCGCGTTCCGGTCGTGGCACAACGACGCCGCCGGGCAGGCGCACACGGTGCTGAAGACCAGGCCGACAGCTGACCGGATCGTCCTCTACTTCCGGGGCACGACGATCGGGAAACCGGCCGCCCTCATGGTGTCCAAGCAGATCGATTACGACTTGGAACGCGGCGAGGACGGGTCGCTCCGGTACACGACGCAGGCGCTCGCGAACGGTTTCGGCCTCGAATGGGGCCGGATGCTCACCGCGGGGAAGCGCACCGATTCCGCGGCCACGAACGGTTCCAGCCTCGACTACGGCGCGGCCATCGGGTCCACCCTGTTCGGTGCGCAGCTCTACTACTCGCTGCAGGCGTTCACCGGCACCAGCGTCACGATCAAGCTGCAGGACTCGACCGATAACGCATCGTTCGCGGACGTGCCCGCCGCGACGTCGGGTGCGCTCACCGCCGTCGGAAAGGGTCGCGTCGTCACCACCGCGACCGAGCAGATCGACCGCTACCTCCGGATCGCGACGACGGGCACGTTCTCCAACGCCGTGTTTGCCGTCGCTGTCGTCCGCAACCGCGCGGCCACGGTGTTCTGATGCGACCCATGAGCAGGCCGACGCCGCTGCTGCCGGTGCAGGGGTTCAAGACCTACGCCGTCACGAAGCCACCCGGCACCCACACCCGGCCGGCGACGTGCACGGAGGTCGACTGCAAACAGTGGCGGGAGGGCTGGTCGACGCCGGTCGCGACGGGCGCCGACGACTCGCTGCTGCGGCGGGCGGCGGCGGGCACCGTCGACGGGTTGCGGCGTCGGTTTACCGTCCGCCGGGACGGGCTGCTGGTGTGGTTCGACTTCCCGGCGGAGCAGCCGTGTTTCAAGGCCCGGACGCACCGGATCGACCTGCAGCGGCCCGGCCTGTACGTCGTCCGTGGCGGTGACTGGCGCGGCAACACCGGCCTCATCCGCAGGCACGTCAACGACGTCGAGTGGGTCGAGGATTTCGCCGAGCACCAGGACCGGCTGGCGCACACGATCGGGGGCCGGCCGTGACGCCCGTCGAGCGGGACTGGCCGACCGAGCTGCTTCCCGCGGTCCCGGACGCGGTCCCTGACCCGTTCCCACCCGACCGGTCGTGGGAGCCGCACCACGCGCGTGACTGGTCCGGGGCCGCGGTGCAGCTGCTGGTGTCGCTGCTCGCGCTGGTGGTCGTTGCCGGATGCGCCTACTTCGCCGGCCAGTGGTCGGTGCGGGCCGGATACGCGACGCCGCCGGATCTCGTGCGGGTCCCGGCCGAGGTCCAGACGCAGGCGCAGCTGACGCGGCTGTGGCCGGTCGTCGACCCAGGGCAGAAGGCCACCATGTGCGGTGCGTGGCGCCGCGGGGACTGGTCGCAGTACGTGGTCGACCAGTGGTCGCAGCATCTCGCGTCGCCGGCCGGTGGGCAGATCGACGTCGACCGGGCCACCGTGGCGCGGTTCCTTGGGAGCGCCTGCTCCCAGGTAGGGAAGGGGTAAGGGATGGCCAAGGAAACTGGTCTGGGTTGGACTGCCTGCAGTCTCGACAACTCGACGGGCACGCTGAAGGCGTTCGTCAACGACGTGCACTCGCTGCAGCTGTCGACGCCGCGGGCGGTGCAGGACGTCACCGGACTCGACAAGTCCGCGATCGAGCGCCTGCACCTGCTCGGAGACTTCAGCGGGACGCTGGCGGGCACGTTCAACGACGCCACCGATTTCTCGCACGACGTGTTCACCCCGATCGACAACGCCCGCACGTTCACAAACACGTTCTCCGGCAACACGCTCAGCGTCGAAGCGCTGATCACGGACTACGCGCTGAACCGTGGCGAGGACGGGTCGCTGACCTGGTCGGCACCGCTGGTCCTCGCCGACGGGACCGTGCCGACGTGGACGTGATCGACCCGCTCGGCGAGCTCGGCAAGCTCGCGTACGACGCGTACCGGTCGACGACCGGTGGACACTCGGCCGTCACCGGCGACCCGCTGCCGGAGTGGCAGGACCTGCCGAGCGACGCGATCCGGGACGCGTGGATCGCTGCTGCAGAGGCGGTCCGGCGGGCGACGACGCCACACGGCGGAGGTATGTGACGTGACCACCACCGAAGACACCCGGCCGGCCACCCCGCCCGGTGGCCGGCCGGGGTACAGCTGGGACCCGTTGCACGAGATCGAATGGGAAGAGGGCACCGCGCATCCTGGTCTGTTCGTCGCGTGCTACGCGCCGACCATCGGCGAGTACCTGCAGTACGTGATCGAACCGAACTCGATCGAGGAGAAAGACGGGGTGTGGGCGACCCGTGAGCAACGGTTTTTCGCGAGCTACCTGGTCGACTGGAACGTGCGGACCCGTGCCGGGGAACCGGTCCCGCCGTCGCTTGCTGGTCTGGCGTCGCTGAAGCGGCCTCTTGCTGACGCGATCATCGCCCGGTGGTTGGACGAAACCTCTCGGGTGGCAGTCCCTTTGGACGGGCGCTCGACCTCTGGGTCGACTTCGCAGCTGGAGAGACTGCCGATGGAACCACCGTCCCCGGACTGAAACCGGCTGCTCTGGTGACGGCTGAACCCGTTGTGGCACTAGCGGAACGGTTCCACGTACTGCCGTCCCAGGTGCTGCAGGAACCGGTGGCGTCGCTGCGGATGGTCCGGATCGTCGACAGGGTACGCGCGAGGAGGGCTGCGAATGAGTAACGAAGTCAAGATCCGCGTATCCGCCGACGACACGTCGAAACCGGTACTGCAGGGCGCTGAGCGGAACGTCAAGAAGCTCGACAAGTCCGCGAACGAGCTGAGCGACGGGGGACTGAAGAAAGCGGGCGGCGGGTTCTCGGCGTTCGCCGAGACTGCAGCGAAGGGCGGTGCGGTCCTCGGCACGCTGGTCGGTGTGGCCGCTGTCGCGAATAAGGTTCTCGGTGAGGGCATCGCTGTCAGTCTCGGCACGGCGAACGCTCAGGTTTCGTTGGGAGCTAAGGGGTTCGCGAGTCTGTCGGCGGCAGCCAAGGACAACGCGCTGAACCTCGGCCTGACCGAGGCCGAGTTCATTAAGACCGGTGGGCAGGCCGCGTCACTGGCGAAGAACCTCGGGTTCTCCCAGGAGAAAGCGGCCGAGTTCGGTGCCGCTATGCCGGATCTCGCGAACAAGTTGTCGATCATGTCGAACGGGCAGGTCGACGCCGCCGGAGCGGCCGACCAGCTGCGGTCGGCGATCGCGGGCGAGTTCGACCCGTTGCAGGCCATCGGGATCGCGATCAACGCCGCGTCGGTGCAGCAAGAGGCATTGAAACTCAAGCAGCAATCGACGACGAAGATCACGAACGAGCAGGCAACGGCGATGGCTGTCCTGTCGATCGTGCAACGCCAGACGGCGGACGCGTCGAAGGTGCTGGCGACCGAAGAGGGACGGCAGGCGCAGGCTGCGGCCCGGTCGAAAGCTGAGATGCGAGAAGCGTTCCAGGACTTGGAACGGTCCGCGGTCCCTGCCCTGACGAAGCTGACCGAGGCCACGGCCGACTACGTCGAGGCATGGAGCCATATAGGCGACAACAACCGCGGGAACATAGAGACGATCAAGGACATCGCTAACGTGATGGCACCGTTGACGAGTCTCGTTGATGTGGTGGTGAAGAAGACAACCGACCAGGGGCACGCGTCGAAGTCGGCGGCGGTCGACGTGGCGAAGCTGGGCGACGGTGCGCAGGGTGCGGCGGCGTCGGAAGAGGACCTGGCGAAGGCCACCGACGAGGCAGTCGACGCGATCAAGGACCAGATCGACGTCACGCTCGGCGGCCGGTCCGCGGCACGCCAGTATCAGAAAGCGCTCGACGCGGCCACGGATTCGTTGCACGACAACGGAAAGACTCTCGACATCACGACCGAGAAAGGCCGGGCGAACTCTGAAGCGCTCGACGACATCGCGCAGGCTGCGATCGACCAGGCCGAAGCGGTGAAGCGCGCGGGCGGGTCGGAAGAGGACTACCGGGGGCAGCTGGAACGGTCCCGCGCCGACCTGGTGAAGACAGCGATGCGTTTCGGCATGTCGAAGTCGGCCGCACAGGACTACGCCGCAACGATTCTCGGGATCCCACGGAAGTACGACACGCACGTCAAGCTGGACGCTGCGGGCGCGATCCAGAAAGCGCGTGACGTGCGCTACGCGATCAACCAGATTCACGGGAAGACTGTCTATGTGACGATCCGGGAGACCACGTACCGGTCGGCGCAGGACATCGCACACTCCCGCGGGGAGCACCGGGCCGGCGGTGTCGTCGGCGGTGCAGCTGCCGGTGGTGGCGCCCGGTCCGGCATGGTGCTGGTCGGGGAAGAGGGCCCAGAGCTCGCGCAGCTCGGGGCGGGTGCGTTCGTGCACACGGCCGGCGAGACCCGGCGGATGCTCGGCGGGATGAGCGGCGGCGGTGGGCACATGTCGCCGATCGTGTTGAACGTCAACATCGGCGGTATGCAGGTGGGGCGGGTGCTGGTGGATCCGTTGCGGGCCGAAGTGAAACGGCTCGGTGGGAACGTGCAGGTTGCGCTCGGGACGGGCCGCGGGCAGTCCGCGGCAGCCGTGTAGGGGCCGGCCGTGACGTTCCCCTCGACGCCGCTTCCGGTGCTGGTGCAGTGGTTCATCAACGACACGTGGACGTCGCTGCCGACGAATGACGTGTTCGGCGCCGACCGGGCCGATATCACGATCCGGCAGGGCGGGCAGGATGAGACCCGGTCGGTCGACTTCAGCACCTGCGACATGGAGTGGCGCAACACCGATGGCCAGTTCTCGCCGCGGAACCCGCTCGGTGACTTCTACGGTCTGTTCTCCCGGAACACGCCGGTGCGGGTTGGGGTCACGGCCGATGATGCGTGGCTGCAGATCGAGGGCCCCGACCAGGGGTCGGTGGGTGGCACGCCGGCCGCGGGTGCGCGGGTCACGACACCTGACTCGGCTGGCCTGTCGATCACCGGCGACATCGATCTGCGGTTCGACGCGGATCTCACGGCGTGGCATCCCGACACGGCGGTCGACCTGGTCGGGAAGTGGACATCGACCGCGGGGCAGAAGAGTTACGAGCTGGTGCTGCAGGCCGACGGGAAACTCGGGATCTACTGGTCGAACGACGGGACGACAGAGAACGGGCTGCGGTCGACGATCCCGGTGCCGGTGCCGACCGGTCGCCTCGCGGTGCGGGCGACGTTGGACGTCGACAACGGCGCAGGCGGGCATACGGCGACGTTCTACACCTCGGATTCCATCTCCGGCACGTGGACCCAGTTAGGTGACGCCCGGATCGGGACCGGGACGACGTCGATTTTCAACTCCACAACCGTTGCGACAGTAGGGGATACGGCGACCGGGTCGCAGGCGAGCGTGGTCCGTGGGCGGGTGTTCGCTGCGAAGATCCTTCAGGGGATCGCCGGGACCGAGCGCGGGAATCCGGACTTCACTACGCAGACGGCGGGCGCGTCGTCGTTCGCGGACGCTGCGGGGAACACGTGGACGTTGACGGGCGAGGTCAACATCGCTGACACGGATCTCCTCTTCACCGGTGAGGTTCCCCGGTGGCCGCCGCGCCGCGACACCACCGGTAACGACGAGTGGATTCCGGTCAACGCTGTCGGTGTGCTGCAGCGGCTCTCGGTCGATGACCCGGTGTTGTTCAGCACGATGCGCCGCGGGATCACGTCGCTGACGACGGTGCGGGCGTACTGGCCGTGTGAAGACGGCGCCGACGCGTCCCGGTTCGCTCCTGGGATCACCGGCGGCCGGCCAATGGCGATCGAGGGTACGCCGTCGCTGGCGTCGTCGACGCAGTTCGTGTGCTCGGCCGCGCTCCCCGGTCTCGGCGGCAGCAGGTGGAACGGGCTGGTCAAGCCGTACACCGACACGGGTGAGATTTCGTTGCAGTGGTTGATGTTCCTGCCGACGGGGACGCCGAACAACTCGATCGTGATGTCGATCAACGCTCAGGGTGGCCGGTGGGACATCATCTACACCACCGGTGGTGCGCTTACCGTGTCGTGGTTCGATGAGGAGGGGGCCGCGGTGGGGACGTCGGGGCCTACGGCGTTCAACGTCGACGACCGGCAGCTGTGGGTGCAGCTGGACCTCTTGGAGTCGGGCGCGAACGTCGACTATGACCTGTCGGTCCTCGAAGTAGGGGACACGTCGGGCATCACGTTCGGGGCGACGGCGGCCGGTCAGGATCTCGGTGTGGCGCAACGGGTCAGGGTGAACCGGGCCGCGCAGATCACCGGCACGGACGCGGTGGTCGGGCACGTCGTGGTGCGGGACACGATCGCCAGCCTGTTCGACCTGTCGGACCAGTTGAACGCCTACCGGGGTGAGACCGCGGGCGCCCGGATCGCGCGCTTGTGCGAAGAGAACGGGGTGCAGCTGACCTGGTATGGGTCGCTCGCGGACACCGAGCGGATGGGGCCGCAGGGGCAGGCGTCGCTGATGGCGCTGCTGCGGGAGGCTGAAGCGGTCGACCACGGGATCCTGCACGAGCCGATGGATCGCGAGGGCCTGGCGTTCCGGCCGCGGGTGACGCTCTACACGCAGGACTCGGCGGTGGTTCTCAGCTACACGGGGCATGACCCGTCGGAGTACGAACCTGCCGAGGATGACGTCGCGCTGGTCAACGACGTGACGGTGACCCGCACCGCGGCCGGTGCGACGGCGACCGGGTCGAGTATCCGGTCGGTGCTGGAGTCGGGACCGTTGTCGATCCTGGACCCGCCCGCGGGTGCGGGCGGCGGGTACGCGCAGCAGGTGAATTTGAATCTGGAGACCGACGCGCAGCTCGACGATCACGCCAGTCTGCTGCTGCAGCAGGGGACGGTGAACGAGCAGCGGGTCGGCAAGCTGGTGCTGCAGCTGCAGCGCGCCGATTTCGCGACCGACGCCGCCCGTAGCGTGATCCGCAGGCTGAAGGTCGGTGACGTGATCGAGATCGATGACCCGCCGACGTCGTTGGGTGCCCCGGACGATCAACGGCAGGTGGTGCGCGGCTGGTCGGCGGTCCTGTCGCAGTTCGTCCACTCCTACGATTACCGGCTGTCCCCGGCGTCGCCGTTCGACATCCTGGTGTGGGATGACGCGGCCGACTTCTACACCAGCGACGGGACGACCACGACCGAAGCGCTCGACTCGACCGAGACCGGTGTCGACGTGACGACGCCGACGGGCCCGAAGTGGACCCACGACGATGGGGATTACGCGATCATCATCGGTGGGGAAGAGATGACGGTCACGGGTGTTTCGGGCACGGGCGCGGCGCAGACTCTTACCGTTACCCGCAGCGTCAACGGGGTGGTGAAGTCGCACGCGACGGGGGCGACTGTCGAACTGTTCCGGCCGTTCTACTGGGGACTGTGACTTTCCCCGTGAGGAGTTTCTGTCGTGGTTCTGGCAGGTAGTAAGGCACGCGCGTCCGACATCCGCCCCGTGAAAGTGATCTCGAAGGCTGTCGCGGAGACGGTGACCAGCTCGACGGCGCTGCAGGACGATGACGATTTCTCGATCGATCTCGAAGTGGGGAAGTCGTACGTCGTGCGGGCGTACCTGTCGGTGACGGGTGCGACCGGTGGCGATGTGAAGGTGGCCTGGTCGAACGGGGCGACGGTCACGAAGTCGTCGCGGCACTGTCTGGGGCCGCAGACGGGGACCACCGACGCGACGAACACGGCGATGCGTTCCACCCGGCACGGCATCGCCTCCAGCGTCCCCTACGGCGTCGACGGGACGAACGAGTCGGCGGTGTTCGAGACGCTGCAGATCGAGGACGTCACCGTCGCCGGCACCCTAACGATGCAATGGGCGCAGAACGCGAGCTCTGGGACGGCGACCACGATGGGTACGACCAGCCGGATCGAATGGGTTGAGGTCGACCTGCAGTAGGGCTGCTGGTGGGAGGATGAGGGCATGACACCGACCCCGATATCGCAGAACGGGTGGACTGTTCTGGAGGCTGCGCCACCCGCTGTTGAGGTCCCCGGTGCGCCTGGTGTGAAGATCACCGTCCGGCAGGGGGACGTCGCGACGATCCTTGTGGAGGTCGCACGCCGCTTCCACCGTGAGGTGGAACCGCTCGACCTGAAGGTGATGGTTCCGCCCGGCCGTGACGACTGGGGTTGGGCTTACCGGCCGATCCGGGGGAAAGAGTCGGGGTTCTCCAACCACGCGTCGGGGACCGCGATCGACTTGAACGCGACCCTGCACCCGCGCGGC